TACTGCAATTATATACCAAAACTCAGTTGTTGGATTTACTATCACAAACCCAGGACTTGGATATACCAATCCACCAAATGTGTATATTGTTGATCCAACAGGAGTTGGAACTGGCGCAACTGCCATGGGAACAATTGGTGTCTCATCAACAGGTGTGTTTAGATTAGAAGATTCTAAATTTTATGTTATTACTGATGAATATAATGTATATAAATGTTTAGATAATAACAATGGTGCGTTATCAACTATAAAACCAATTGGAACTAGTACTTCACCAATTCCACTTTCTGATGGATACATTTGGAAATATCTGTTTAATGTTCCTATTGCACTTAGAACAAAATTTTTAACTGATACACAATTTCCAGTTGTTACTGCATTAAATCAACAATACTACTCTAATGGTGGTATTAATGCCGTAACTATAAACAATTTTGGTTCTGGATATACTGCAGCACAAATTTCTGTTCAGGGTGATGGATACTTGGCAAGCGATCCTGTGTTTCTATCTTCAGTAAGAGTTAATAATCCAGGAACAGGATATTCTGATGGTGATACTATTACAGTTTCTCCACCAGTAACTTCCGTTGCGATTTGGGTTGCAAGCTCTTCTGTTTATCTTGGTAATATTATTCAAGCAGGTAATAATTACTATAAAGTCGTTCAGGCTGGTCAAACATCAAGCGTTTCTCCATCCCATACATCAGGAATTGTTCAAAATGGAACTGCTGCTTTACAGTTTGTTGGCCAAACTGTTCTAACATATCCAACATTTACTGGTTCAACAATTACCTCAGTAAATTTACTTGGTGGTGTTAAAGATGTTGTTATGTCGACATTTGGCAATGGTTATACAACAACACCAACAGTAACATTCTCTCCACCAACACTACCATTCGACGCATCAAGTTCATCAGTTGTTAATGTTTCAACAGAAACAATTACAGTTGGACCACACTGGTTTGTTACTGGAACTCCAGTAACTTATAATGCTCAAGGAAATACTGCTATTGGTGGATTAATTACAAATACACAATATTTTGTAATTAGAGTATCTTCAACAGCTATTAAACTTGCCACTACACAAGCAAATGCTCTAGCTGGTACTGCTATAAATTTAACATCTCTTGGTACTGGAACTCAATCGTTTGATGGTGCTGGTCATTTCGTTGCCCAAGGTATCGCTAATCTAAACAGCACAAATGGCGCAGTTAAAAGTATTACAATAACAAATATTGGGCAGAATTATGCTAGTGTTCCAACAGTAACAATTGGAACACCATGGACTGCTTCTACTGCAGTAACTTATGGTCAACAGTATTTTGTGTCAAATCGTTTATATACAGTAACTTCTGCTGGAACTACTGGATCTACTGCTCCAACTGGAGCTTCGCTAGGAACAGCTTATAACGACGGAACTGCACAATTAACATATGTTGGGGCAGCAGCTTCAGGAACTTGTGAATTAAGATACGGATATGGATATTCAGGAAACCCAACAGTAACCATCAATACTACAACTGGTTCTGCGTTCAGCGCAGCATTCTCCTCAACGAAATCTGAAGCAAAGTTAATACCATTGGTAACAAATGGTCAAATTGATAATGTGCAAATCGATGATCCAGGAATTGGTTATAGCACTGCAGTTATTACTGTAACAGGAAATGGAACTGGTTCTTCAATATCTCCAAATATTTCCATTGGTAATATTGAAAATCTACAAGCAAATACAGAATTATTAGCAACACCAGGAACAATTGATAATATTCCAGTTTTAAGTGGTGGATATGGTTATGGTGGTTCTCCTATAATTACCATTGATGGTGATGGAACTGGTGCTACTGCAGTTGCGTCAACAAGTAATGGTAAAGTAACAAAAATTACAGTTGTAAATCCAGGATCTGGATATACCTATGCTAATATTACAATCACAGGTAATGGCTATGGTGCTGTAGCTAGAGCTGTTATTTCTCCATATGATGGAGATAGTAAAAATGCTTACAAAGAATTATTCGCAACTACATTAATGTTTTATAGTAATGTTTCTTTGGACACAAACCAAGGATTTACTGTAAATAATGCATATAGACAAGTTGGTATTATTAAGAATCCATACGCACAGGGAACAACTAATATTTACAATGCTAACTTGGGTTCTGCATGTTGGGTTATTGGTGGCACATACAATGCTTCTAATTTCTTAAAAGACCAAATTTTAACAATCCCAAGAACTGTTACTTTAAACAATGTAACATATACTGACCAGAAACAATATGTTATTGTTGCTGTTGATGGACTTGGTAAATCTATGTTAGTTTCTTCATTGAATAACGACACACCATTAGTTGGTGATGTTATGACAAATCCAAGCAATCAACAGTTTAGTATATCTGCGGTTGGTGCTCCAACTGTTGATAAATATACAGGAGAAGTATTATTCATCGACAATTTAGTGGCATTTACTCCATCGTCTGATGAAGCTGTTACTATGAGAACTGCCATCTCATTCTAAACTAAATAGTATAGAATTTAACCTAAGAAGACCAAAAGATGACTATCAATTTTAATACCGAGCCATATAATGACGATTTCTCGCCTGACAACAAATTTTATAGAATTTTGTTCCGTCCAGGTTTTGCTGTTCAGGCTCGCGAATTAACTCAGTTACAAACAATTTTACAGAATCAGATTCAAAGTCAAGGTTCAGCCATTTACACACAAGGTTCAATGGTTATTCCAGGACAAGTTTCTATTGATACTTCTGCCAATTATGTTAAACTTGGCACTTCTTATGGTAATACCGTAACTGAATCTTTTATTGGTCAACAAAATAATAAATCAATTACTTCCACAACAAGTGGAATTAAAGCAACAATCGTTGCTGTTTCTCACGCAAACTCAACAGATCCAACAACAATTTTCGTTAAGTATACATCTGCGAACACAATAGCATTTACTGACACTTTTGGAAACACTTACCCAGTCGGATCAAGAACAACATTTACTGATGGTGAAACAATTACTATTGATGATGGTTCTGGAACATTCCAAACTTTAACTACTGTTGGCGCATCGCATAATGTTGCAACAGGTATTGGTTCTTTGGCGTCAGTTGCTCGTGGTGTTTACTATGTTAATGGATTCTTCGTTCTTTGCGCAGATCCAGTAACAGGTGGAACTCAAACAATTATTCTAGACAAATATGATAACACACCATCATATCGTGTTGGTTTAACAGTTAGTGAAAAAACAATTACTCCAGAAGTAGATTCAACTCTTCTCGATAATGCTCAAACATCATATAACTATGCAGCTCCAGGTGCGCATCGTTATTTTATTGATTTAACATTATCAACTTTACCAATTGGTAGCACAAGCGATTCTAATTTTATTGAATTGCTACAAGTTGAAAATGGACAAATTCAGCGTATTGTTAATACAACTCAGTATAGTATTATTGAAGACGAATTAGCTCGTCGTACCTATGATGAGGCTGGAAATTATACAGTTTCTCCTTTCCAAATTGATGTTCGTGAAGCGAGAACAAACAATCGTGGAACTTGGGCAGCAGGTCAAACATACTTAAATGGTGATATTGTTTCTTATGGTGGAAACTACTATGTTTCAACAAGCGTTGCTGCTACAACATCAGGTAACATTCCACCAACAACAACTTCTTTAACAACACCAGTATACGATGGTCCAGGATCTACTGGTGTTTACTGGCAGTATACAACTAATCCAATTTTCAATCGTGGTATCTCCTTAACTGGAGATGCGAATAGTTTGGCTATTGGTCTTGAGCCAGGAAAAGCGTATGTTCAAGGTTACGAAATTACTAAAGTTGCTACTGAATATGTAACAATTCCTAAAACAAGAGACGCAAGTCATCAAGTTCAAGTAGCTGCAGCAACTATTCCACAAACTGTTGGTAACTATGTTTTAATTGAATCATTAAATTATGTTCCACCAGTTGACACTTATGCTCAAGTTACATTATATAATGAAACTACTGTTCTAGGTCGTGGTTCTTCTTTATCAGGAACAAATATTTCTGGACAAACAGGATGTGTCGCTGTTGGTACTGCTCGTATTGGTTTTATCGAGTGGGATAATGGAACTATCGGCTCAGCTACTGCTCAATATAAAGCAGCATTGTTTGACATTGAAATGAACATTGACCCAGAAGGTGGTAATTATACATTCGAAAATGATGTTAAATCAATGTACTATGCTGGTGGCTCTGCTGCTACAACATTTACAGCAGATATTGTTCCAACATTAGTTCCTATGACTGGTGCTGTTAATGCTTCTTCAAGCACAACAGTAACTGGTGTTGGAACTTCTTTCCAAACTATTCTAGAAGTTGGCGATTATGTTCAACTTGGTAGCAGTACTTCAAATATCCGTAGAGTTACTGCAATTGCTTCTCAGAACTCCATTACAGTTGACTCAGCAGTTACTATTACTAATGATATTATTTCATTGATTACTGCTAAAATTAATGAACCACAAAATGAATCATTAATTTTCCCATTACCATATTACGCTGTTAAATCTGTTACAGCTGCTGATGCATCTAATCGTGTAATTTATAGTGCATATGAAAAATTTACTGGAACTACAACTTCTGGTTCTGGTGGTTACTGTACATTAACTATCGCTGCTCCAAGTGGAGTAATGATTTCTGCAGCTCAAACTGATAACTACCAAGTTGTTGATGCTACAACTGGTTTAACTGTAAGCAATTCAAATTACACAATTGTTGTTAATCAAGGTTCAGCAACAATTACTTTACCATCAACATATGCTTCTAGAGCTTTCGTTGTTCTTGCTGCTGTTACTAAAACAAGCAACCAACAAACTAGAAAGAATAAAACATTATTAACAACTACTGTTACATTTACAAGCCAAGCAGCTGCGCAATCACCTATTTTGAATCTTGGTCAAGCTGATGGATACAAAATTATCAGTATCTTACAAGCAGATAATGTTGCGTTCGGAACAACTCCTTCTTCTTCACAGTATGTAACTGATATTGGAGAACGATACACATTTAGTGATGGTCAAACTCCATATTCATATGAGTTAGCTACTTTAACATTAAGTCCATCTGCTGCTCCTCCTTCTGCTCCAGTTCAAGTAACATTCCAATATTTTGCTCACGGAACTGGTGACTACTTTACTGTTGACTCTTATACCAATGTTCCTTACGCTTTAATTCCTACATATCAAGGCACTCCACTTCGTGATGCTATCGATTTCCGTTCAAGAAAAGATAGCACTGGTATAGCATTTACTGGATCTGGTGGCGCAATCTCCTTGATTCCTAAGCGTGGTATTAACATTGAAGCTGACTTCTCTTACTACTTGGCTAGAACTGATAAGATTGCAGTTGATCAAAAAGGTAATTTCTATCAGATTCAAGGAACTCCTTCTTTAAATCCTGGAGCTCCTGCAGATCCAAACCTTGGAATGTTGCTCTATACTTTAAATATTGAGCCATATTGTTTCAGTACAACAAATACTTCAGTTATTGTTACTAAAGCTGAAAACAAGCGTTACACAATGCGCGATATTGGTAAGTTAGAATCTCGTATCAATCAACTTGAGTACTACACTTCCTTATCACTGTTAGAACAACAAACTCAAGCTACAGCAGTTCATGATCCAAATACTGGCATGGCTATGTATCAGAATGGATTCGTTGTAGATAATTTCAGCGGAACTCCTTCTGGCGATACTGCAAATCCAGATTATCTATGCTCTATTGATATGCAGAACAATGTATTGCGCCCATTCTATACAATGAATAATGTTAATTTGATTGAAGCGAACACAAATAATACTCAAAGGGCTGCTTCTGATTATCAGGTAACTGGTAGCGTAATTACATTACCATATACTTCTAGTGTTTTAATTTCTCAACCATATGGTTCCCGTTTAGAAAATATTAATCCATTCGCAATTTATACATTCCTTGGTAAAGTTATTTTAAATCCAAGTACAGACGACTGGTTTGAAACTAATCGTTTACCTGATATTATCAATCAGGTTATGGGCGACTTTAACACAATTCAAAGTTTAGCTGCTCAAGCTGGTATTCTTGGAACTGTTTGGAATGCTTGGCAAACTCAGTGGACAGGTTCTCCACAAGTAACAGGCACGCAAGTTTATGTTGGTTCTGCTCAAGTTGGAACTACTAGCTGGTTGACAGGTCAAGTATCAAATGTTACAACTGCTCAGCTTAATGCGATGTTCGGTGTTAATAACACTACAATTAATGGTGGTTGGGGTTATAGAACTGTAACAACTCAGACTAGTGCAACTCAAGTTGGTCAGTCAAGAACAGGTGTTAATACACAAGTCGCTGCTCAAATTGATACTCAGCTTGTTAATGATTCTGTTCTTTCTCAAGCAGTTATTCCATATATTCGCTCAAGAAATATTCTTGTTCAGGCTACTGGATTGAAACCACTAACAACACTGTATCCATTCTTTGATACAACTGCAGTTGGTACATATTGCACACCTTCTACTAAGATAACAATTAACAACTTATCAGGAACATTTGATATTACAAGTAGTGTTGGTGGTAATGCTGCTGAAACTGCTCGTCAAATTTCTGGCGATTCTCAAGTTTGTTTAAACATTGGTGATGTTATTTATGGCGCAACTTCCCATGCTACTGGTGTTCTAGTTGGACTTGAAAATATCCTTGATACAAACAATAACATTGTAACTAGAAATCTCTACTTACAAAATGTTATCGGCACATTCCAAACAAGTGAAACTGTTTCTGGAAGTATTAGTGGTGCTACTGCCACTACAGTTACTATCGGTTCTACAGGAACTCTTGGTGGCGCATTAACAACTGATACTAATGGTAAATTACAATTTATTTTTGATATTCCAGATAGTCCATCTCTGGCATTTAGAACTGGTCAGCGTACATTAACATTAACTGATGATTCTAGTAATGGAATTAACTATTCTACCAGAGGACAGACTCAGTATAATGCTCAAGGTATTTTACAAACTAAACAAGCAACATACAATGCTGTTCAAAATGCTCAACTTGTTCAAACTCAAGTAACTCAAAACCAAACTATTACTCAAACATCACAGCGTGTTGTTTCTGATACTGGTTGGTATGACCCATTGGCAGAAACTTTCCTAATTAGTAATCCAGGTGGAGCTTTCTTGACTGGTGTTGATATTTTCTTCGCATCTAAAGATCGTAGCATTCCTGTTCATATTGAGATTCGTGAAGTAGTTAATGGATATCCAGGTATTAATATTCTACCATTCTCTCAAGTCACATTGAATCCTGAACAAGTTAATATTTCATCTAACACTGTTACATTACCAGACGGAACTATTGCTCCTAGTTACGACACACCAACTAGATTTACTTTCCCATCTCCAGTTTATGTAAATGATGCAACATCTTACGCATTAGTTGTGGCTTCAGATTCTAACGGATACAAAGCATGGTGCGCTCAAATGGGAGATACAATCCCAGGATCCAGTCGTACTATTTCTGCCCAACCATACAATGGTGTTCTGTTTAAATCACAAAATGGATCTACTTGGACTGCGTCGCAAGATGAAGACTTGATGTTTAACATCTACTATGCTCAGTTCGACACAACTAAAGTGGCTAATATTTCTTTCGTAAACGACATGTTGCCAATTACAACATTACCAAGAAACCCATTCGAAACAAATACTGGTTCAGCTAAAGTTAAAGTTACACACTATAACCATGGATTGCCAACAGGATCTAGTGTTACATTAGGTAATATATCTTCTTTACAATATGGTACTGTAGCAGCAAGTGGTGGAACAATTACTACTACAACAAGTAGCGCAACTGTTACTGGTTCTGGAACTAAATTTACTACAGATATTGGTTCAGGAACTATTGGTCAAGGTGATGTTCTTTATGGTCCAAATAACACTTACATTGGTGTAGTTGCTTCTGTTACCAGTGATACATCTTTAACATTAGTAACTAATGCAGCTGCGACAGTAACTAGCGTAGCATATAATATTGCTCCTTCTATCGGTGGTATTCCAGTTACTGAAGTTTATAAGTCTAATACTGTTGCTGTAGTTGTTGATCAAAACACTTATGTAATTAATACTACTACAACTGGTAAAACATTTGGTTACTTTGGTGGAACTACTGCCACTGCAAATGGACATGTAGCGTTCAATGCTTTACAGCCAAGCGTTAATGTTCAAACATTCCCAAATACAACTTCTAACTTCTTTGTTAAAACTATTACTGGTCAATCTATTAATGGTTCAGAATCTGCATATGTTTCTGATACTAGCACCAATAATTTAACAATCAACGGAAATAGTTATACAGTATATAATCCTGTTGTTATTAACGACACAAACTATTTTCAAGCTCCAAGAATGGTAGCTTCTCAACAGAACGAAAACAGTGTATTGTCTGGAAACAAATCATTACAAATGACTTGCATTATGACAACATCAAATCCATCGTTGTCTCCAGTTCTTGACACATCTCGTTTAAGTTTGATTGCTATTGGTAATGTTTTGAATCAACCTCTCGGTGGCGCTGCTGGTATCACTAATGGATATAACCAGTCTGGTATTGACTCTATTAGTATTATCCAAACTAATACTACTGTTGGGTTCTCAACTACTGGATTAATTACTTCTAACTCAACTGTTAAGGGTATTTTCCAGAACTTAGTTGTTGGTAAATATTTGACAATTTCTGGTGTTACTACAAATACTAGCAATAATGGTTCGTATTTAATTACTGCTGTAGCTGCAGATGGTTCAAGTGTTACATTAAATGGAACATTTACTGCTCAATCTGCTGGAGATAGCGTTTCTATTAACTTGTTAAATGCGTATGTTGATGAAATTGCTCCAGTGGGTAGCTCTACTTTGAGTAAATATGTAACAAAACAAGTTATGTTGAACGCTCCAGCTACTACACTGAAAGTAACTTTATCCGTAAACTCTCCAGCAAATTCAACTGTTGCTGTTTACTATAAAGCAAACCCAGCTGGTGCTTCTCAGGCAGCATATAACACTATTCCATATACTTTAATGTCTCCAGATACACCAGTTCCAGATGTTCAACTTGGCGATAATACATATACTGACATTAGTTGGACTCTACATAACAGCGCTCCGTTCGATTCCTTTACAGTTAAGATTGTATTTACTGCTACAAATATGGCAGCTCCAACAACTGTTAAAGATTTAAGAATTGTTGCTACATCATAATGGTTAATTTTGTAAAAGTTGAGGGAAATCCTTCTCTTGTTAGAGATATAAGATCCAACGCAATTGTCAATACAGATAAAGTTGCGTATTTAAATTATATGAAAACGAAGAATAAATTACTTGAAGGTAAATCTCAAGTAGAACAAAATACTGACGACATAAATATCTTAAAAGAAGATATGGCAGAAATCAAGAAGTTGCTACAGCTTCTTGTTAAATCCAAGGAAGATTAATGGCACAAATTACATTACGAAGCGTTAAGGGATCTCCTCTGACAAATACAGAGGTAGATAACAATTTCAGTAACCTTAATACACAAGTTAATGCTGCTTTACCTGCAGCATCATACACTGCAGCTGATGTTTTGGCCAAACTTATTACAGTTGATGGTTCTGGTTCTGGTCTTGATGCTGATACCATTAGAACTTTTGTTCCATCACAGACATCTACCGCATCAACAGTTGTCGTTAGAGATTCAAATGCTGACATTTTCGTTGGAACATTACACTCTACTGGAGTTTTAGCAACTAACGCAACGATTACAAATATTGCAGGAACTTTAACTGGAACTGTTATTGGTAATGCTAGTAATGTTAATGGAATTGTCGCTGTTACTAATGGCGGAACTGGTGGTGGCGATGCTAATACTGCTAGAACAAATCTTGGTTTAGGAACAATCGCGACACAAAATGCTAATAATGTTTCTATAACTGGTGGATCTATCTCTTTAACAACAGCACTGGCGATCGCATCAGGTGGTACTGGAGCAACAACAGCGCAGCAAGCAAGAGCAAATCTTGGATTACAACTTGGTAGTGATGTTCAACCTTACAGTAGTGAATTGACAAACCTTGCTGCAGCGAACAGTTCGACAGGATTTTATGTTAGAACTGGATCTGGTGTTACTCAAAGAACAATTACTGTTGGTTCTAATGGTCTTTCTATTAGCAACGGAAATGGCGTTTCAGGAAATCCAACAATTGATATTTCCACATCAGCATCTGTTACACTAGGATCTATAACTACAACAGGCGCAGGAACATTTAATTCCGTAACTGTTTCAAATGCTCTTATTGCTGCTGGTATTGTTACTGGCAATATCACATCATCAGGTAGTATCACTGCGCAAGGTAACATTACTGGTTACTACTCTGATGATCGTCTTAAAGATAAACTTGGTAAAATTGAAAATGCTCTTGACAAAATTTGCTCTTTGGAAGGTTTCTATTTCCAAGCGAACGAATTGGCTCAATCTCTTGGATATACAGCAAAACGAGAAGTTGGTATTTCTGCTCAGGCAGCACAAGCAGTTCTTCCTGAGGTTGTTCATCCAGCAGCAGTTGGGCAAGATTATCTAACAGTTGATTATGCTCGTGTGTTACCATTAGTAATTGAAGCAATCAAAGAATTAAGAGCTGAAATCCAAGCATTAAAATAATTTGAAGGTTTTATTATGTTACATATTGTTGACTGCGACGACGCATCGCTATATCAGAACAGTGTTTTAAATTCTAGTATAAATCTACTACTAGATCTCCCCCAAGTCCAAAACAGAACTCAAGGTGGTGAGTATGACTCAGCCTATGGAGAAGTGTTGACTTCAGTTGGTAATGAATGGTCAGATTTGATTACTATGCCAGGAACTACTGGATTAATTCAGTGGATAACACAGCAACTTCTAACAACAAATCCTGAAGCAAAATCCGTAAAATATTCAAAGTCTTGGTGTAATAAAATGTTTAAGGGTAGTGAGGGTTTAGTTCATGCTCATACCTATCCAATGTTTGGAGATAGAAAACCTGATTTCGTTGCTGTATTTTATGTTCAAGCTGCAGCAGATTGCGCTAATCTTGTATTCGTTGATGATGGCAGTTTTAATAGTCATTACTATGATTATGATGAATCTAGAATTACAACAGTATATTCAAGAACAGGCAGATTAGTAATTCATTCACCAAACATACCCCATGCTGTAACGATACATAATAGTGATATTCCAAGGATATGTTTAGTGTTTGAAGGAAACTATATTGTCTAATTGTATTATATTATCTGGTGGAACATGGAATCCTGAAGATCGTTGTATTGTTTATAGATCGCTCGGTCCATATAGAATCTCTGCATCTTTAGAAGACGCAGGGTATACAACATTCGTTTTAGATTATATAAACAAGTTTACCATTGAAGAAATCCTAGAAGTTTTAAAACAACATGTCGGCGAAGACACTCTTTGGGTTGGATTTTCTTCAACATTTTTTTGGCAACAAAACAGACCAAATCAATCCTTCAATGATAGAGTTACCGATTCACGAGGTAACAATAATGTTGAAGATATGTACTATACTGGAGAATATTCTGAGGTTGAACAGATATTTGATTTTGTCAGAAAAAATAGTAAAGCCAAGTTAATCTTTGGTGGTGCAAGAACTCCATGGTTTATTAAAGACCACAACATAGATTATTATGTTTTAGGATATGCAGATAACTCTACTGTAGAACTTACAAATTATATTGCTGGTAAACCAACTAATCCAAATCTTGTTGAACATTTGTCTAAACCACAAACATCTTTATATAACAGAGTTGTAGATTCAACAAAATTTCCTGAACCTGATGTAAAAAATATTCCTACTCGTTGGTGGAAACATAAGATTTTACCAAACGAAGCTCTACCAATTGAACTTGGTCGTGGTTGTATTTTTAAATGTAAATTCTGTTCCTACGCTTTAACAGGTAAAAAGAAAGGAACATATGTTAGAGATTTACAACAAGTAAGAGATGAGTTAATACAAACATGGGAAACCCATGGAACAGATACATATTCTTTTACTGATGATACATTTAATGATGATAATGAAAAACTTGAGATTCTTTATAACCTGTTTACTTCACTTCCTTTCAAACCAAAATTTTCATGTTATCTTAGAATAGACCTGATAAACAAGTTTCCACATCAGGCAGATTTGCTTACCGAAATGGGTTTAATTGGTAACTTCTTTGGTCTAGAAACAATGCATCCAGAATCTGCCAAAGCCATTGGTAAAGGATTACATCCAAATAAAATAAAAGACAGATTGTATTGGCTACGAGAAAAGTGGAAAAACAAAGTAAACATGGAAGCTGGATTCATTTTAGGACTTCCCTATGACACTTTACCATATTTTAACGAGCTTCTTATGTGGACAATCGAGGAAGATAATCCTCTACAATCTATTTTGTTCTACCCACTTATGATGTTTAATTATGGCAAGGAAGATCCAATAGCCAAATATGGTTCAGAATTTAGTATGAATCCAGAAATCTATGGATATGAATTTGACAAAACATATGCATACGACTGGGATCTAAAATCGCAAAAACTAAATTACCGCATGTGTCTTGATATTGCCAATAAGTTTATGGATCTGAGGAAGCCAATGAATAAGATTTCTGGATTCTATATTCCTGCAGCTTTATCCACAGGAGTGGTTCTGGAAGATATTTACAGTCTAACCGAGGAACAGATTATAAACAAATATGATATTCCCTCTATGAACAGACAGAAAATGTCAGAATATAAACAACTGGTTGGATTATAAATAGCAGTGTAGATAATACTAAAAGAGCAAAAAATGACCCTACCATCTTCTGGACCATTAGCAATCAGCGACATAAACAACGAAACTGGTCGTGGAACAACCACGCAAACTGGTATTGATTGGATTAAAGCAAACGATAAAGACGGAACTACTGATTTCGGCGATTGGTATAACAGAGCATGGTATCAAAGTAATAATCAAGGAAACTGTAACAACGGAAATTGTACTGCTTCGTTGAGTTCTGGAAATATTCAGTGTTCAAATTGTTCAAACTGTAATGCGATTAACTGTCAAAACTGCGATTCGCAAGCATACCTTCAAGGAAATTGCAACTGCAATCCAACTTATAACTGTACACAAAATACTGACCAATCTTATAACTGTAATTGCGCATGTAACTGCAACTGCTTCGTATGTGACTGTGCCTGCTGGTAATTTAACTTAGGAATATTATGATATTTGAAATTCATGCTGAGCGTATTGGCGACAATGATAAAAAGATTTTCTATTATGAAAATGTGTTTAACACACTATCCACTGAAGATGGAATCGTAATAGAATATCCAAAAGATCAGGTAACAAAAGAAACAAGAAAAGAAGTTGTTCCTTTTGATAAACACAATCCAATTAAAAAATCTAAAGATATTACCCTGTTGAAAATTCAACTTGGTTTATCTTGCAATTATACTTGTGATTATTGCTCTCAGAAATTCGTTGAAAGAGCACCAGAAACAAACAAGAAAGACATTGATGCTTTCTTGGAAAAACTTGATGTTTTAAATTTCTCTGAAGAAGCAGGATTAAAGATTGAGTTTTGGGGTGGTGAACCTTTCGTTTACTGGAAAACATTAAAACCTTTGGCAGAAGCATTGAGAGAAAAATTCTCGCATTGGAAAAATGAACCAAGATTTAGTGTTATCACCAATGGATCAATTCTAACCAAAGAAATATGTGCTTGGTTATATTATATGGGATTCTCCGTTGCGATTTCTCATGATGGTCCAGGACAACCAGTTCGTGGTCCAGATCCATTCGAAGATCCAAATCAAAAGAAAGTTGTTTTAGATTTTTACAAAATTATGCGAAAAGACAATAGAATTAGTTTCAATTCTATGTTAAATGCTAAGAACCAAAGTCGTAAAGCAATTCACGATTGGTTTATCAATTTTACTGGAGACCCAAATGTTCCACTTGGCGAGGGAACTATTGTTGATTCCTACGACTACGATGCGAAAGAAAATTCATTAAATACGAAATCTGAACATTTCAATTTTAGAAAATTAGCATTTAATGATATTTACGCAAACAAAGGTAATATTGGATTTGGTATGATCATTCAAAAGATTGATCAGTTTTCAAATTCAGTTCTGATGCATAGAGAATCTAAATTCGTTGGTCAGAAATGTGGTATGGACGAAGAAGGAACATTGGCAGTTGACCTTCGTGGTAATGTTATGACCTGCCAGAATGTGTCGGCAGTTGAAATTGGAATGAATGGCGAATCTCACTTAGGTGGCTCGCTTGAAGATTATGATAATGTTGC